GTGGTTGGATAATGAGTATGTTTGGTAATATATCTGACCAATCTAATCCAATATTTCAGAAATTATATAAAGATATACTTGGAATAAATGCAGAAATAGCTTTTGATTTACAGAAATACACTAAAGATTTAATCAAGTATACTAGTATTGCTGATATAGATAAAATTATAGATAAAAAAACTGGTAAATTAATTACTAAATTAGATTACAGTAGTTTAAATCATATTAGAGAAATGAAACAAGTTACTTTAGAAGAACAAGATAAAAAGATAAAAGAAATATTAAAATATTATGAATATAAAGATTTTGATGAGAATAAAATTATTTCTGAATATAATGTTTTGAATAAAGATATATTTCAATTAAATAAAGTTTTTAGTAATGAAGAAATACTGAGTTATTATAATCAATTGGAATATTTTTTGAATATAGAAAAGGTTAAAGAAGCTATTTCGATATTAGATAGTTTTTATAAGGATTAGTTTTATGAAAATCTACAAAATGACACAACGGATGACTAATCCCAAAATAACAAATAGAAATGCAGTTGCGTGGAAATACCCGTTTTTTGAAGCAACTGTTGACGGAGAGCCTTTAAAGTCAAGAATAATTGACGGAGGAAGAGACACTAAAAAGTTACACCGAGAATTTGGGTGGGGGTATCATGGTGTGTATCCTACCAATTTATCAGTATCTATTTTATGTGACTTGTTTGATTTAGACGATTACGCATTACTTTTTGCTGATGTAGGCTATGGAGTAGCGGCGAATAGATTTTACGATGAAGTTATAGTTCCAAACAAACTAAGTCATTTTGAGTTATTGGAAGATGATCTTTGGAGCTATTTTGAAAAAATATCTAATGAGATACAGGAGTAAAACAATGAGAAAGTATAGTTGGATTATATCACCAGTTTTGTTATTTGTTTGTCCGATATTGTGGAGAATTCTCTTTGATGAGGGTAAAAAGATACCTATGAACACCCTTGACAAAAAGCGAAAATTGTGGTAGAATTTATTTTAGGAGAAAATGAAAAATACATGAATGATATTTATCTATTTGAGTGTGATGTTGTTAATTTTGGAACTGACGAAGTTATAGAAACAATTCATTGCTTGGCATACAATCTTTTCCAAGCCACTCATATTTTTAATGATGAAGTTTTTGGCGAAGATTCTAAGTATGTTGGTGTATTTGAAGTAGGAAGAGTTAAGAAACTTTCTCAAGTAAAGAATCTAATCAATCCCTTCTTCGCTCTCGATATGATGGATAACGAAAGAGGAGACGATTCTGAAGATGAGTTTGACGGATCATATCCTATTCGTGTTGCTAAAAATCTAATGACTGATGAAATTATGAACTTCGATTGTCCCAAATGTCATGATGAAATTAAAGTTCCACAAGGAATGTTATTCCCTTATGTGACTTGCCCGACATGCTCAACAAAGATTTGGAGAAAGAATATCAAGAATGTTGGTGGGATTTATATCGTAGATAAAAACGACGAAACTTAACGGATAATACACATATAAACTTCCGTGAGAGTCTATCTGAAAAAGATGGACTCTTTTGTGTTATAAAGGAGATTTATGGTTTGAAAAAAATTCAGCAATTTAATATTTTTAGATTTTCAACAGATAGACTTAAAGAAAAAAACTATAAGATAAACATATCAATAAACGAAGCCAAAAGAAACTTGGAAACAATTTCTATTTCTGATTCTATTATGATAAGAGTTCTTTTTAATTTTCTTGGAAGAGAGTTTTCTCAAATGAAATTAAATGAACTTTTATCAAAAAGAAAGTTTTTATCTAAGAAAAAAAATTCTAAAGAAAATCGAAAGAAAATCGAAGATGCTTCTCAAGAAATAGAAAACGAATTGTTTGTTCCAGAATTAGTGTCTTTAAAAATAGTAGATAAAAGACATTATCAAAATATAATAAATAAGGGAGGATTTATTGTAAACGGAAAAAGATATGTGCCGTTTATTTTCTCTGCGGGTCTCATTAGAAGAAATAGCGGCTTATTTATAGAATCTTCCATAAAAGACGAAATTACGGAAATATTAAACAATGGTAGGAATAAATCAATACCAATAGTTCCCGCAAAATTCAACAGTTATTTTGGACTTTATAGTAGTAGTACAATTGATGTAACATTTCCTAGAATTGCTGTCGTTAAGGATTTAGTAGAAACAAAAAAGAAAAAAGTTGATTTTGGCTATTATATTGACGAACAAACTGATCCAATAATTGAAACTGGAGAAAAAGAAATTGAGTTTAACTTATTTGATGGGTGTGGATTAGTTTCGCCAAAAATGGCTAAACGCTGGTCAAGCGATTTAGAACTTGATTATGTTGGTTCAACTTTTGGGGTTAGGTCTGCTTGGTTAAAAGGAATGGTTGTTGTGATGGACTTCCATAAGTTCGCAAAAGAAAACAATATCACCACACTTAAAGATATTTATAATAAAGATGTAAAAATAACTGAGGTGGATGTAATAGTAAGTGAAAGCATGTTTAAGTTATGGGATTCCTATTCTGACACCGATGATTATGTTGAAAAGTGTTTTAGTAATAATATAGGATGGGGTATTAGTAAGGTAAATCCTAAAGAAGAAAAAAACTTTTGTAAGACCTCTTACCAGTTTTTACAAGTTCTAAATATTGAAAAAGATAGTCAAGTTGAAAATCTATGCGTTCCAACATTAAATTGGTTAAACAACGTCAGTTCGGGGGATTTTTATTCCACCATATTATATTCATTGGGTGAAATTTCTGATTTTGGTAAAAATTGGGTTGATAACTTGGAACCCATATATAAAACTCTTCTTTTTGAAAATAAATTATTGAAGGATAGTTATTTAGTTTCTCACCTCAACAAGAGCATAGCAAAAAAGAAAAATGATTCTAAAAAAGGAAATCTGATATTGAATGGAAACTATCAAGCGATAATTCCTGATCCGTATCTTTATTGTCAGCATATTTTTGGCTTACCTCTTGTTCCATTACTTAATGATGGCGAGTCTTATTCTAGCTATTGGAACGAGAAAGGAGTTTCTGATGTGGCGGCAATTCGATCTCCCATTGTTTATCAAAGTGAAATTCTTCATTTAAAGTTTAAAATAGATACAGAGACTAAGAAATGGTTTGAACATATTAAGTCAGGAATTATAATCCCTGCAAACGGAGTCTCTCTTGATTTTGCATTAGCTGGCGGAGCCGATGCTGATTATGATTTAATCGCAACAATAAATAGTCCAGAAATTCTTGAAACTAGAACAGGGGGACTTCCTGTATTTTATAAAACAGAAAAACCACCTAAAATTTTAATAAATAAAGAATCTGAAAAAGATTTGATTGATGCACAAATGACTGGTTTTGGATCAAGAGTTGGATTTTTTACAAATGTTTCAAGTACATTATATTCTCTTTTGTATAATTTTGAAAAAGGAAGTAAAGAGTGGACTTCTATATTGAATCGTTTAAAATGGGGACGGGCGATTCAAGGTATGGAAATAGATCGGCAAAAAGGACTCATTGTTCCTTCTTTTCCTGAGTACTGGGTAAAATATAAAAAAACAAACGACACGATGAAAAAGAAAGAAAAAGAAAGAGTAGAGTACAATAATAAAATATTGGCGGATAAGAGACCATTATTTTTTATTTATTTGTATGATTCCTATATGAGAAGATACAAAAAAGAGAAGTTATTGTTTGATAATATTTCACTTACTAGATATGGGATTACTTTTGATGAATTAACGAACTTGGAAATAAAAACTAAAGAGCAAATGGAACTTGTTGATAAATATTATAGAAAAACATATTTTATTAAAAACAATAGTCCTATGAATCTAATTTCTAGATACATGGAAAAAGAGATAAAGAAAATCCAATCTATTAAATCACAAGAATCAAAAGATTTTGATTACAAACTTTTAGTATCAAACAATTTCAAAATTCCAAATAAAAATGAAATAGAAAAAGTAAAGCTACTATTCAAAGAGTATAAATCTTTAAAAAGAAGTTTAAAAAATCCAAGATTTGAAAATGAAGATTTGCAGTATTCCACAGTAAATGAGGTATTCAAGTATATAAACTCAAAAGCTTATTCTGCAATAAATAATAATCAGCAAGAACTTTCCGATATTATGATTTATTGTGTATATAAAATTCTTGGATCACAAAGTAAATCTTTTCTTTGGAATTGTTTCGGGCAAGAGGTTTACGAAAACGTTTTTGAAAAAAAGAAAGATAAATTTGTAAAGATACCAATGCCCAGTAAAAATGGTAATATTGAATATCTTTGGAAAAAATATGGGGTTTTTACCATAAACGTAGAATGGGAATAATATATTAAAAATGATGCGTAGTTTTTTCAATAACGAAAAAGAGGAAGCGGAAAAAATTTTTAAAAACGGCTTTATAAATCATGAATTTAATGGATATGAAGCATATTTAGTTGCAAAGTACTATCGTTATATTTTAAATTACAAGGATCAGAAAGTAAAAAGTTCTTTGATTTCATTTTGTCAAAGCGAAGACAAGTTATTTAATTATATTATAAATAGAAAAACAATTCTTGAGATTGTAAAAAATAGTCAATCAGAATGGAAGAATAAAACTAATAAAATAATTATTACAAAAAACGAACTTGAAAACATATCTAAACTAAAAAACTTTAATCATCAGAAGATTTTATTGGCTTTTTTAGTTTTTGCTAAACGGGATAATGGATATGTATATAGAGATAGATGGTCAGATATAAAAAGACTTTCTAATATTAGGATAACAGATAGAGAAATTTATCATATATTGCATAAAGCGTATTTATTAGGGTTAATTAGAGACAGTAACCAAAATCATTTTATAAACTTTATAGAGAATCAAGAAGATGGAGAAATTGTTTTTTCTTCAGATAGGGATATATTTAGACTCTCTGAAATTTATAAAAAATATTTGGGAGGAGAAATTGGTTACTGTGTCTCTTGTGGTTCTCAGTTTGTAAAAAAGGGCAGGGGACATAGATATTGTGATGATTGCTCAGAGAAAAGAGAAAAAAATAATTTAAAAAATAGAGTTAAAAAGTATAGAAATAAAAACAGGTAACGCTTTTTATGCTCGATTTGTTTAATGGGTAGGAAAGGTGTGGGGTGTGGGTTTTCTTGACAAATCCATACTTTTGTGGTATACTGTATTTTAGATGGATAGGTTTGGAGTAATTACCCAAACTAAAAAGCACAATCCCTAGTGCCTTCCATCTATTTTAATTTATAGGGAATTGTTGAAAGGGAAAATAAAATGCCGTCAGGTTATACAAGAATGAGTGAGGAAGTAAAAGAAATTGTTCATAATAGAAAATACAAGTATATTAAAGATTATTTCGATGAAAATAAATATAGAAGAGTAATTATTGAAGATAAAAGTGGATATAAGTATGATGTTTCTTTTAATTCTTTTTTACACCGAAATAATTTTAGATTTGTGGACAAAGGAAATCCTTTTACTTTGTCTCATAATATTCCGTTGTGGTTAAAAATAAATAACAGCCAATTTAAATTATTAAAAAACAATGAATACAAAGGAAGTAACACAAAATTAAATTTATATTGTGATAAATGCGAAGACTATCCCAAAATGAGTTGGCATGATATATTAGGTAATACCAAGTGCGGCGTTTGTTCAGGTAATCAAACTGGTTTATATCATAATTTAGAGAAAACACACGATAAAATATCTTCTGAATGGCATCCAACTAAAAACGGAAATTTGACTCCAAAAGATGTTACCTACGCCTCAAATAAAAAAATATGGTGGTTATGCCCAAGCGGTCACAGTTATTGCTCGGCGGTATACAGTAGAACAAATGGTACAGACTGTAAAATATGTTCTGATTCTTTACATGAATCAAAGATAGCCACAAAATTAAAAGATTATATTTTGAATAAATATAATGCAGAAAAAGAATATCCAATATTTATAAACCCTAAAACAAATCGTCCTCTTCCATTTGACATTTATATTTTTGGAGGAGAAAAACCAGATGCAGAGGGTGTTTATATAGAAGTTCATAGTTGGCAACACTATAAATTAGATACTTGGCACAAACGATTGGCGGATAAAAAAGGGACGACCCCAGAAGAAGAATTTAAAAATCAAAAACATAGAGACAGACTTAAGCGCAGATTTGCTCGTAAACACGGAACATATATAGAAGTAGACCTTCGTAAAATAAAAACAACAGAAGAAGCAATTGAGTACGTCGAGTCAATTCTTGAAAAAATAAAAGATGAAAAAAACGAATGATTTACTGAATTACATAGCTAAGTCTCGAAGGTTTACAAAAGAGGACGTAAAAATAATCATTGAGGCTTTGATTGAATACATGGAAATTTGTGCTGAAAACCAAGAAGTTTTGAAAGTGCGGGGATTCGGTATTCTCTCATATGTCCCGATTCCAGCTAGGAATATTTCTGGTTATACGGATAAGCAAGGTGAATATCACGAACCTAAAAAACTCCCTCCTGCTATAAAGATCAACTTTCGACTAGCAGAGAATATTAGAAGGTACGGATCAATTAACTCAAGAAAAAACATTCTTTTACAAGAGGATTTTGACGAAAACGAGACCCTTGACAATATTGAAGATTAGTGGTAGAATTATTGTAGATTAAGGGTTGGGTAGACTCAACCCGAATGAAAGTCGGAAAGCCTTCCGAAATGGATTCAAAAGGATAAAACGCCGACTTTCTAATCTTATTGACTCGTATCTCAACTGGCGGAGAGTCACACTGTTAATGTGAAGGTTGATGGTTCAAATCCATCCGAGTCAGCTATATGGGTATAGTTCAGCCCGGAAGAACAATTGCTTTGGGAGCAAGAGGTCGAAGGTTCAAATCCTTCTATCCATATTGATTAATTTATTGGCGTTTCGTATAACGGCAGTACACATGCCTTTGGAGCATATGGTAGTTGTTCAATTCAATTAACGCCAGCTAACTTTTAGGAGATAAATGACAGATTACAAAAACGAAAAAGGGTTTCAAGAAATTTTGTCAATGTGGCAATCCAGTAATGGCAATAGCACTACTCCTTATTGGCAAACTCTTTCTGAAAAATATGGGGACTCTGTAGAGGCTATTAAATCATGGTTCAAGCGTGAAAGGAATAAAAGAGGATTGAATAAATCAAACGGAAGAACAATGCAACAAAGTCCTGTCGTTGGGGTTTTCGATGTAGAAACTTTGCCTTTGAAGATAGAAGGTCATTTGTGGGCTATTCACGATCAATACATTCCTCACACGATGATAAAGGATTCTTGGAAAATGCTAGGATGGGCTGGTAAAGTTCTTGGAGAAAATAAAATCTATTCTGATATTATGACTCCTAAAGAAGCCATTGAAAGAAACTCGTTCAACGTTGTTCAATCTGCAAGAGCTTTTATGGACAAGTTGGATATTGTTATTTGGCATAACGGAAATGATTTTGATGCCAAAATTTTAAATAGCGAATTGGCTTATCATAAACTTGACCCTCTTCATTATCGGAGCATTGATACGTTACAATTGATCCGATCAACTTTTAAGTTACCATCTTATAAACTTGATTATGTAAACACTTATTTTGGTATTACTCGAAAGATTCACAATGATGGTCAAGTTCTTTGGGATAAATGCCTAAAGGGAGATAAGAAAAGCCTCAAAGAAATGGAAACATACAATCAAGGAGATATTGTTGCAAACGAGGATTTGTTTTGGACAATACAACCATATGTAAAAGGTCTTCCTAATTTTTCAACATATAAAGTTGAAGTTAAGACTAAAGAATGCAATTGTGGTGGAACATTTGCTATTGATAAAAAACATCCTTATTGGTACACAAATTTAGCAAAATACGAAAGATACGTTTGCGGAAGTTGTGGATCAATTACCAGAGGAAGAAAAACTGTTTTATCCAAGTCTTCTTCTACGAATTTATTAACTGGTTATTAGAAAACATTATCCAGTGGGGAAATTTAATCGCTATTGTTCGGGGGCAAAACAATAATTCACATTTATCCTTATGGGGGAAATTGCGAACACGCTTAGTTTATACTAGGCGTGTTTTGTTTTATTTGGAAAGGAGTCAGTCTTGGATTTTCAAAACACTGGTTTAAAAATATACGATGTAAGTTTATATCAAACAGTTCTGTTTGAATATATCAATGGAAAAAGAGTATTACTTCCTCCAGAAAAACAAAAGCATATTGATTTCAATAAAATGAAACAAAAAGCGAAAGCAGTAATTATAAAATCTGGACAAAGAGATTATAAAGACCCTGCATTTGATGTTTCTTGGCGAAATGCAAAAGAAGCGGGTATACCTAGAGGGTCATATTGGTTCTGTGATAAATTCAATACACCAAGAGATCAAGCAAAACTCTATTGGTCTTACATGAAAAATGATGTCGGAGAAGGAGTTTTATCTGCCGATTTTGAAACTGGTTCGTGGACAGATTTAAATAACTTATATGTTTTTGTAAACGAACTGCAACAATTATCTGGTTTTTCAAACGAAAGAATAGTGATTTACACAAATTATTATTTCTTCATGGAAGCCAAACAAAATGCTAAACGAGAATGGTTTGGTCAATTTCCTTTATGGATAGCATCTTATACAAATGATCCAAAACACGTCAAGATACCTCCTGTCTGGAAAGAATCTTTGATTTGGCAATACGCCACGCCTGTCGAGGGAGAGGATGCCGGGGTACATTCAAAAGAGATTGACGGAAATTGGTTCAACGGAGATATAGATAAATTTAAGAAGTATTTTGGTGAACCAACTAATGAAAACGGAGAGGTTATAGAAACCCCTCCATCTTTAAAAAATAAAAAAATTAAATTGGAATATAAAAATGATGGAATCTCAATTGACTTTATCAAAAAGTCTGATAAATGAACTACATAGATTATACGACATTCTCTGTGGAGAATATTTAGTTATAGAAGAAGACTTTTTAAAGTCTCCATCTATAGAAAAAAGAAATATCGTGACTATTAAAAAAAGTACTATTTTAGAGCTAGATAGATTTATTCAAGGACTATAAGGAGATGTTATGATAAAAGGAAATATTAATACAGGGTCTTTAACTATAAACTTGAGAAATATGCCCGTTGCGGACACAAACGATAAATCCACTATTGTCGGATCAATCAAAGCAGGTCAAACTTTTGAGGGATCAGTATATGAAAAAGATACGTTGGGGAGAAATTGGATAAAATTATCTTTTGTTAACGGGAGTCCAGTTTCAGGAATGTATTTGGCTTCATGGATTTCATCGGTTAAAATAACCGAAAATAATCCTGAAATTCCAAACGAAGAAGAGATTGTTGGAACTCCGACATCTATTACAACAATTGAAGAATTTCTTGAAAATGGAGTTGTCAAAACAAGAACTACTAAGTGGGTAAATCCTCAAGTAATAGAGGAGTAAACGTGAAAACTCTTATAGTAGATTATCCATCTCTCGATTTAAAGTTTGAAAAGTTATCATTATCTCGTCCTTTAGGTGTTTATGGAATAATCAATCCCGACTACGAACAGGTGTGGAATACTCCTGACTATAAAGGAGAAGTAAAAACTTTAAAGAAGCTGGATAGAAATTCTAGAAATGAAATATTGGCTGGTAAAAAACAAGGTAGTGGATATAATTCTCCATCTGGACAATCTGTTCCTGCTACAGCTAGATTTTTAGATGACACTTTTGTTAATTTTACAAAAGAGTTACAGGTATGGTTTCACTACGTTTTAAATGGGGGTAAGACAAGTGAAATTCAAGCTAAAAAAGATTTCGCAAACTGCTTTCGTGATAATGCGTGGATGACAAATTTTGCTGGCTCTTGGACTAGAGCCGATTATATAAATGATAATGGTAAACCTACTTTTATACAACTTCAACCTATGGCTACTGGCGGTAGCCTTGTTAAAATAGTGGAAGAAGTAACTCACAAAAGGCAACCTGCTCTTTTAATAGAGGCGATAAATCCAAATGTTGATTTTAACATATATTCTCCTGAAAATCAAAGATGGCTATTTTTTAGACCAACAAATTCCGCAAGAGTTAAAATAGTTGATTCTAAAGGATATACTGTAGGATATAAAACATGGTATCAAGAACCATCTAATTCTTGGTATGGTGAAAAAATGGAAATGGGGATATGGGGTTTTATCAAAAACTCTAAAAGCTCTACTGGCTGGTGTAACATTATTGAAAAGTCTAGAGTTAGGATTTTAAATGATGGGGAAAAAGCACCTAATCCTTATGTTATGCGCGATGGTAGAATTTTAGAAAACCCTTACGAAAGTTTCTAAATAAAATGGGACTTTTATCAATACACTAAAACTGTCTGGTACATTGTATCAGGCATCTAGCCTATATAGTATAAATGGAAATTATAATCGGTTTGTACCCGATGGATTTGAGATCATACCTCAATGTAGGCTCTAAGAGAAAGATAGAACAGCTTCATGAACTGTTTGAAAAAGCGAAGTCTCCCGCTTTCTTTTTCTTATTCTTTGGAGAACAAAAGGAGAAAACGTATGGTGAAGACAAGAAGACTTCCGCCAGAAGTTACGGTGGAATCTGGATTACCGCAAGGATATAATTATTGTCGGAAATGCCAAAAGGTAAAAAAGATTTCCGATTTTTACAAGGCTACTGATTTATATTTGGATTCTAACGGTCATATGTCCGTATGTAAGGACTGCGTGAACGAAATGTATGTCTCGATATTAGATTCTGAACACGGATCAATATCCAAAACTATTTTGCGAATGTGTAGAATGTTAAATGTGAAGTATGATGAAAACGCAATAGCTTCTGCTTTAGAACATACTAAAATAAGAGAAGCCGATGAAACTAAATTATTTGGTTTTTATAGACTAAAATTACTTACGAACAATAGAACGGACGTTAGTGATACTTCTATTGATTTAACGTATAAAGATAATCCAATTGTAAATGGCGGATTTGATAAACCAGTAGAGTACGAAGTTTCTCAGGATGTAATTGATTTTTGGGGAGAAGGTCTTGATACTTCCGAATATGCTTGGTTAGAAAGAACCCTTGATGATTGGAAGAAGACTCATAAGTGTGATACAAAAGCTGAAGAAGTTTTATTTAGAGAAATTGTATTCAAACAATTTGAAATAGAAAAGGCGAGAAAAGCAAACTCCGCAACTGGCGGATTAATTAAAGAACTTCAGGACATAATGAAAACCGCATCAGTTGATCCCGCTAAATCTAATATTGCGGGAGCAGGTAAGAGTCAAGACACATTCTCTTCGTTTATAAAGATGATTGAGGAAAACGAACCCGCTGAAGTATTTGGAGAAGAAAGAGAAGCTTTTAAAGATTTTCAAGGTATTGAAAAATATTTTGAAAAATATGTTGTTCGCTCTATTAAAAACTTTATTACTGGTAGTAGAGATTTCAATATCGATTCTGAGGAAGAAGAAATTGAGGGTGAAACCGAAGAGTTCGAACCTTTAAATTACAACCCTGAAGAAAACGAAGCTTCTTCTGATAATTCAGACGAGGTGGAAAATGTCGTATAAAAACTACGAAGATGACTTTAGAAAAGACTCTTCGACCCAAGACGTTTTTCGTCAAAGAAAAGATATGGTTAATAGAGATGTCTTTTCAAAAGAGAGAAAAGAGCGGTATAAAAGATACATTACGTTCTTCAGACTAAATCCTAATATTTTTATTAAGCACTATTTTGGGATTTATCTTCATCCTTTTCAAAGGTTAATGATTTGGGTTCTTCAAAGAAGCAACTTGGCATATATTGTAGCGGCTCGTTCCGCCTCAAAAACATGGCTTATTGCTGTTTGGAGTTTGACCCTTGCAGTATTATATCCGGGTATTAAAGTTATTGTTTGTGCAAAGACAATAAAACAAGGGGCTTTGATATTAAGCGAGAAACTAACTTCTTTACGCGATAAACATCCCAATGTACAAAGAGAAATACTAAACATTACCACCAATGCAAACGTGAATGAAGCTGTGTTTAGGAATGGTAGTACAATAAAAGTTGTTCCGAGTTCCGAAAACTCAAGAGGTAAATAAAAATAAAAAAGTCAATGTTAATATTTTACATTAATAAATCCAACTGGAGGAACCTGTAAAATGGGAAAAGTTATAGTTTGGAAAAAAGAAGAATTAGATTTTATATCTGAAAATTACTTAGATATGTCTTATTCTCAAATAGGGGAAATTATTGGAAGAAGTAAAAAAGCCGTTTTGGTAAAAGCTAGTAAAATGGGCTTGAGAAAAGAACCCAAGAATAAATTCAATCAAGACATTTTTTCAAGAATAGATAGTGAAGAAAAGGCGTATTGGTTAGGATTCATTTTTGCAGATGGTTATGTTACCAAAAATAAACTCAATTCTTCTTTAGGTATAGAAATAAAATATTCAGATAAACAGCATCTTAAAAAGTTTAATCAATTTATTGATGGAAATATAGAAGTAAAAGACAGAATTAGAATTGTTGGAAAAAATCAAACGGAATGTAAAATGTCTTCTTTTCGACTTTACTCTAAAAAATTGGTAAATGACTTAATTGAAAAAGGTGTAACTCCTAAAAAATCTTTTACTATAAAATTTCCAAATATAGAAAAAGAATTTTTATTTGATTTTATAAGAGGTTATTTTGATGGGGATGGATCAATATCTGTTGAAAAAAGATCAAAACAGTTAAGATGTAATTTTACAACAGGCTCCCTTGATTTTGTTAACTCTATAAAAAATATTTTTGAAAAACATGATATTAAATGTTATATATCTAATCATAGTGGAAAATATTTTCAATTGACAATTTCTTCGAAAAGCTCCACTAAAAAGTTTTTAAACATAATATATGAAAAAGCAAGTGTATATTTGGATAGAAAGTTTAACTTTTATAAAAAAAACATTGACTTATTAGAATACATTCGAGAAGGATGGAATAAATAGTTGCCTCAATATGTGGTAACACATATTATTTAATTGCGGAAGAAATCTGGAAAGCTGAGACGCTAATCAGAGTGGAAGGCTATTTCTAAATAGTCACACGCAGAGCATAGAGATTGAAATAATATCTCCAAGAGTCCGCAACTCCGTTTTAAACGGATGAAAAGATATGCCGAACTTTAGAGAAAAAAATCTAAAGAATATAGGGATAAAAAGCCTTATAGATAACAAATTGAACAGAGCAAATTATATAATTATTGAAGAAAGCAGATTGGTTCCTAAAGAGATACTGGAGCAGGTTATTAAACCATTTCTTGAAACTAGAACGCCTCCGTTTAGATCAAAACCAGAATATGCAGAGAGAGATGATTTAATTCAAGAAGGTATTATCTCTTACATTACAAGTGCTTGGTATAAAAGCGAATATTGGTTTACTTATGTTAAATCAACAATAAAAAGAATGATGGCTGGAGACAAAACAGCGAATTTTCTTGCTTTTGATTATTTGATAAGCCTTAGACACAACATCAAAACAAAATTGATGCTTGAAAATGAAATGAGCGATGCTGATCCTATAACTGTCCAGATGGAGTATGAGAACCTTCCTTCTGGTCAATCAGGAAAAAGTTATTTCTCAATGTCTATGTTCAAAAGAAGCATGAAGAGAGCTTTTTATCCTCAACGAGCAGATGTTTACAATGAAAAGAAAAATCCTTTTGAGATTAAAAAAGTAGACGGAGAAATAAGAATTATATCTGTTGACGTTGCTACTCGTGCCAATAAGGTAAACGACCAAACAATTATTTCTTGTGCAAGACTTATACCGAATATAGGTAAAGGATATGCAAGGCAGTTGATTTATATGGAGTCTCATAAAGGTAAAAACACTGTTGTTCAAGCAAAAAGAATAAAAGAAGTTTTTCATGATTTTGAAGCAGACTGGGTTGTATTGGATTTACAAAACGCGGGAATTTCCATATTCGACTCAATGACTCAAGTAACTCAGTCTGAAGAGAGAGGAATTGATTATCCTCCAATGACTGTTGCAGATCATGAATTCATTGACGAAAAATTGAGGGAAGAACTTTTGGGAAGAACGTTAGGAATAGATGCTAAACCAGTTATATTCCCAATTCTCGCCACAAGTACATTAAACTCTCAAATAGCGGTTTCTTTTAGAAACGCATTGCAGAAGAAATTGTGGTCGTTTTTGGTTTCCGATAACGATATTGAAGAATTCCTAATGAAATCGTATAAAGACTTCATGACAAATGACAGCGAATCTTATCGCGCATTTTATTTAAATCCGTATCTTCAAACAACTTTGTTTATCGGAGAATGTGTTAACTTGGATATGATGCTTGTAAGTGGAAACATTAAACTTGTAGAAAAAGAAGGCAATTATAAAGATAGATACACTTCGGTATCGTACTTGAATTTTATAGCATCTTTATTTGATAAAGATTTGCTAAAAGAAACGGATGATACGAGCGACTGGGATGCTCTGCTCGGTGTAAGTTATATTGGTTAGGAGGAAACAAAATAAATGAATATATTAAATGCAATAAACGCAACAGCGACAAGTACAAATACTAGTACACTAGTTTCGGGTTCTATTTTGAACGCTACAAACGGAATGAGTGTTTCGTTTACAGTAAAAAATACTGGAGATACAAATAGTGTTGATTATTTAATTTTAGCAGGAAACGCTTCTGATTTAAGTGATGGAGTTACCATTCAAAACTCCGCAACATTAGCGGCTGGTGCAGTTGGATCATATTCGATTCAAATCGCGCCCTTTTGCTACTATGCCGTAAAAATCGCTTCAACTTCTGCTGGTAATCATACCACAATTGAAGCCAAAGGTAGAGTGAGAGGGTAGCATGAACGAAGAATTGAAGAAAAGATTCGAATATCATGAACTAGATGAAAATCAATTAGAATTAGTTGAAGAGTTAAGAAGACGTTTTATTGAATTAGCAGAATTTATAGATAAGGAATGTCCTGTCAGCAGGGAGAAGTCCCTCGCTTTGACAAACCTCGAAACTTCTGCTTTTTATGTAAACGCTTCTGTAGCAAGATACTCTTGACAGAATTAAGTTTTTGTGGTAAAATTGATTAGATGGATAGCTCGACGGAGCGAAAAGCACAATCCCTAGTGTCTTCCATCTATTTTAATTTATAGGGAATTATTGAAAGGGAAAATAATAATATGGGTTCTTTTATTGATATATCTGGGAATAAGTATGGCAGATTGCTGGTTGTTTCTCTAGATAGTATGCGTGGGAAACGCGGTGCTTATTGGAAATGCGAATGTGATTGCGGAAACATAAAAGTGATATGGGGAGCATCTCTTAAAAACGGAAAAACTCTTTCCTGCGGTTGCTATAATTCGGAAAAAACATCAGAGAGATGCAGAAATAACTTTAAAGATGTTTCTGGAAAAAGATTTGGAAAACTTGTTGCTCTAGAAAGAGTTTCTTCGATTAATGGAATTTCTAGATGGAAATGTTTATGTGATTGTGGGAATGAAACAATCGTAAGGATTGGTTGTTTGCAGAGCGGAACTACTAATTCATGCGGGTGTTACATGTTAGAAAGATTAAGAGAATCAAATTTTGAAGATTTGAAGAATCAAAGATTTGGAAAGTTAACTGTTTTATATGAAGATACATCTGAAAGCAAATACGAAAAAGAAAAAAGAATTAGATGGATATGTGCTTGTGATTGCGGTAAAGAAACTTCTGTTACCGCACATAGTTTAAAAAATGGAAATACAAAATCTTGTGGGTGTTTACACGAATCTTACATTGCCTCAGAATTAAAAACATATTTCATAAAAAAATATAATGCTGAAAAAGAGCATAGGACGCTTAAAAATACAGAGACGAATCAATGGTTTAGATGTGATATTTATATTCCGTATGGAGAAAACTTAAATTTAAATGGTTTCTATATTGAAGTTCATGGGGAACAACATTATAAATTAAACGATTGGCATAAACGTCAATCGAAGAAAAACGGAACTACCCCAGAAGAAGAATTTGAAAAGCAAAAGAAAAAAGATAAAATTAAAAAGAAGTTTTCCAAAAAGAATGGGGTTTATATAGAGATTGATATTAGAAAGTTTAAAAGTTCAAAAGAGGCGATAATTTATATAGAAAAAGTACTTGAAAAGAACCTGTTTTATGAATAGGTTCTTTTTATTTTAGAAAGGAGGAGACTTGGCGACAAAAAGAAAAAGCATAAAGAAGGAAACTCCTTCAGAAGAAAAAATATTAATTTCAGAAAAAGAAGTCTTTGATGTGTTGACCTTCGCAAACAATTTGTATAATGGCTTCTATCCGGGAATTTTTAATCCCGAATTGGTTAATAGTAGGTTTCGGGATATTACACTTAATCCCCTCGTTGCCACCTCAGAAGGCATCAATAAAGCCCTTCTTGATCCAAAGCAAAATGAGGAAACTCTAATAGGATATTCCAATTGGTTAGAGTTAAATAGTATTATGTATAGAAGGATACTTCTATATTATTCTGGATTGCTCTCTTTTGATTGGAATTATGTTTGCACAAACATAAAAGACGAAAAAGAATACAAATCGAAAAAATACAAAGCGGACTTAGAGATTGTAAGGGATTTCTTTGATAAATTTAATGTTAAAGATTCTTTCTCTACAGTTTTAAAACAAATGCTGAGAAACGAAACGTTTTTTGGACAGTTGAGAACAGAGGGGCAAAAATATGTTATTCAGGAATTACCCAGAACTTATTCTAAACTAGTTGGCAGATTCGACGCAGGACTTCTAATGAACTTTAACATGAATTGGTTTCTTCAGGCTGGAGTTAGTTTAGATATGTATAGTAACATATTTAAAAGATTTTACAGAGATGCCTTTATAAAAAACAATCCAAAAGAATACAACCCTGCTTTACCTGTTGGATCAATGGATTCTTCGTGGGTTTATTGGGTTCAGTGTGATCCTATGGACGGTTTTGTTGCTTTCAAGCTTTTCCCTGAAATTGGAGCAAACATTTCATTTTTAGCACCTTTGATGGGAGATGTGGTTCTTCAGCCGTTAATGAGGTCACTCCAGTCTGATGCTTATATAGCCTCAGCTAGTAAATTATTAACATCAGAAGTTCCGTTTTTAGACGCAAAAGCAAAAATGAAAGATGCAGTTTCGCTTAGTCCCGAACTTCTTGGTAAATTTCTTGCTTTACTAAAGTCTTCTTTACCTAACGTTATAAAAGTTGCCTCTGCGCCTCTTCAAAATATTGGTGTTGCAGAATTTTCACCCAACAACGACCTTTACGGGTCTTACATTTCTACAACAACTGCTTCGAGTGGTATAAATAGTAGATTGCTTTTTGGTCGTGATAAAGCTAACGTATTGGAAACAAAATTAAGCATTGAAGTAGACCAGAATGTGTTAAAGCCAACCTATCAAACATTTGCTAATATGTTAGAATTTTGGGTAAATCAAAGAACCAAGCATTATAAGTTTAAATTCATATTTGAAGGATTCAATAATCCTGTAGATAGAGAAGAAAGACTAAATACTGTCTTTAAATATGCCGATATGGGAATTGTATTGGAACAAAAACTTGCTTCCGCAATGGGTCTTAGTCCATTTGACTTTAGACGAATGATGGAAGAATCAAAAGCAAATAATTTTGTAAATAAGCTGACTCCAATTCTAAAAGCGAATCAGATGTCGTCAAAGGATGCTGGTGCTGGTCGTCCTACTAAATCGGATCAAGATTTGACTGAGGGTGGTTCAGAGGCTCGTGAGGCTGGTAGTAACGAAGAGAAAAACGAAGAATAATGTACATAGATTGATGTACTTAATAACAATAAAATAATAATTTTATCAACATTTCAAGTGTTAGTATAAGTTTTTATACTAACATTAATTAAAAACGGAGGAAATAATTTATGGCTTATTATACTAGTGCAGAAAAGACAGC